CTACTCGCCTCCCAACCTCGCGGAGGGGAGCCACTTGCAGCTAAAAGCACGCGAGTGCGGAAGCAACGAGCGGTTCGTACCTGCGGCTGTCACGGCCTGACCCCTTCACCGGACCACAACGCCCGGCTCCAAGAGCCCTCAAACCTGAATGAAATTGTGGCCCTAGTGTTTCATTAACCGGCGTGTTTCACTGTCAGCGAATAACCAACATTTCTGAAACATTCCTTCAATCGAAATGGAACCAGGCCCACACAGCAACCCCCGCCACCAGTATTGGACGCAGCACACGACGGGCCGGTACGGGCAGGCGACGCCACATCGAAGTCCAAGTGGGGATCCGCCCGGTACTCATAGCAACGAACTCGACCCCGGATATGACAGTCAGGACCGCGCTTTCAGGATTCTTCACGTTCCTCCCATCTGTCCGGGTGCGGCCCGTCGTCGGGCCCGAACAGTTCAGAAATGAGCACGCCCGGTCGGGGTTCGAAAGATTCGAAAGGGTGACGACTCTCGAGAGCACGATGCCATTTCTCGTAGTTCTCGGCGGTCGTCTGGCCGTCCACGGCGTCGCTCATGCTGGCGCTTCCACCGGCTCCCTCGCTGGGACGGGAAGCGGGATGAGGATCTCTTCCTCGGGTTTACCTATCTGTGCCATCATTCACCTCCCTATACGAAACTGAGGAACTCGATGGGTTGGTATCGTTGTTCGAGTTCATAAACCGCGTTCTGGAACCATGCTGCGGCGTCCACAGTTCCGTCCGGGGCGTGTTCCGCACACCAGCCTCTAACCCGGCCCGGTTGGGTGTCGACAGCCACCACATCCTCTAGACAGGCTTGGGAGGACCCGCAGTACGCTCCTAACACGACGGGGGATTGGATAGTGGCGTGTTCCGCTTTGAACCCGAGAGTGCAGCGGATCACCCGGCCGGTGAGGGCGACGGACCCGGAGGCGTGGACGACCCCGGCGACAATATGCTCCCACTCCCCCAACGGCTGGTTCGGCAACGCCGCGTACAAACCGCAGGCGCATTCAACGTAGGGTGACGGCTCGGAAGGATGGGTCTTGGGGGACGGGATCATCACACCGGGGTACCGGATGCATTCCGCCGTGTTCTCCACCCCCCACGTCCACCGGATGTTCAACGAGGTGAGCGCGAGGCCTTGGGGTTGGGGTTGGACCCTCCACATGCGGTAACCCACCAAAGGTTCGCTTCGAACCGATATCGGGAGGGGCTGGCCGCCGACGTTGCCATACTGTGGTGGAGGTTTACGCCGTCCGAACATGATGCCTCCTTATGCGGGTCGCCACACCTTGGGGGGTCCCAGCAGCCGACGGTCGGTCAACGCCTGACGCAAAGCAATGTTCTGCAACACGTCGTACACTGCCCGTTCGACACCCTTCTCCACGCCGCGGCGGGTGAGGCGGTTCGCTTCCCTCCACCTCGGCACGTTCATGTGCACCTTGGGTTCCGGGAGGCCGAACATTTCGGCTAGGTTCTCCTGGCTCTTGCTGATGCCCTTCATCGGTGGCAGGTCGTTTTTTGTGTCCTGCGTGAGCTTCATCGTCAACGCCGGTTCGCCGAGCTCGACGAGCATCGCGTTCACTAACGGCAGGTCGTAGTTGCGGATATAATGGCCGACAACTAGCCCCGCATCGTCGAACGCTTTCCTGAACGCCCGCAGCATGGTGAGTCTCGAGCGGTCATCCTTCGTCAACGTCCGAACCTCAACATCGCCCGGTTCGCCGATCCACTTCCAGGCGATCACCGTGATCTCCTGGTGAACGTAATCCGAACCCAACCAGCCAAGAGGACGGCTTTCGCAGTCGAAGTCCAAGAGGCGAAGGGGCCTACTCGTTCGGTGCATGTTCCATGCCTGCCACGTCGAGAGCTTCGATCTTCGAACCCAACGCCTCGGCCATAGCATCAGCCACCCACCCAGCAACATGAGACTCCAACCGGAGTTCCTCACCGGTTTCGAGACTCTTCACGAACTCGTCCCACCCGGCTGTCAGAAGATCGTTCAACACGCTCTCCCTGAACGCGCTGATCTCGGTGTCGAGCTGTCTTGTTATCCGCCGGCGGATGTCGTTCCACCGGAGGTCCTGACTATCTTTCTCTCTGTACCTGGCCACTGGCTATCCCCGGTCCTTTCGTGTCCACGCCGCAAACGCGGCTAATCCATCCCCGGAGGGTTGGAAACCTTCTTCGGACTTCAGACGACGCCGGTAGCGTCCCTGGGCGAACTGGTGTTTAAATCTGTGTTGTGGTGCCGCCATCAGGTCGGCGTGGTAGTCGGCGTGGTCCCGGCAAAGGGTTTCGGTGACAGCGGGTTGCCCGCAGTAGACGCACAGGTCGGATTGGCGGCGTGCCTCCCGACGGGAGTTCTGCCACTCCAAGTATTTGACCCGGCAGCGGAAGTACCCGCCCGCAGCCGACCTCGAATCCCCGGTCCACATCCTCGGTTCACCGTGGCATTCACAGTCCGGCCACGGTTCCCCCACAGATTCGAGTTGGGCGCGTTTCTCCGCGGCGGTCAGCGGTAAACCCTCATCGGAGGATGCGTACAAAACCCCAGAGCACCCCGACAACCAGCAGCAGCCAGATCATCCGAGCACCGCCCACAACGACCCTGCCGCCAGGCCGACAACCGCCACGATCACAGTGAGCGTCCGGTACGCCGACCAGTATTGGGGGTGGTCGTGGCTGTCCAGTTTGGTTTCGATGCGAGTGAGGCGGGCACGCATGTCGTCGCGGTGGTCGCGGAACTCTTCACGGAATTCGCTCATTCAGACCCCTGAAAAGCGAAGTGGTAGACAGCCCACGCCGCAAGCCCGGCCAACAGGAACAGGACCAGCGAGAAAACTTCGCTGCTCATGTTCTGACGCAGCCACCAGACCTGCTCTGAAAGGGTGTCGCCCGGCTGTTTGTTGACAACCGCCCACATCTCATAGAAGAAACCGGCGGAAACCCAGACGATCCAAAAGGTTCGGCTCCAGCTCATTAGGTCGCCAGCCGTTCCCTCGCACGCCGGTCGATTTCGTCGGCGGCAGCGTTCGCCAAATCTTGCAGGTCGTCGTCGTCTATCTCCGCGAACGCGGTGGTACCCAGAGAACCGGCGCGGTGAGCTAACACGATTTCTTGGGTGTTGTTGTAGGTGCGGGCGGATAGGTTCCTCATGTCCGTCTCTACGCCGGCAGCGGGGAACACTTTGAAACCCCAGACGGAAGGTCCGGTTTCTTCGCGGATGATCTGACGGATTTCTTCAATAGACGGCATATCGGCCTCCAGTTGTTGGCGTATGGTTTCAATGGTCCTGAGTGAACCGTTCCAGTAAGGGTCACGTTTGCGGGTGGTCCACTCGGCGTGAGATATCACGTTCCCCGGACCGAGCCCGTAGTGGATTAGGACGACGCGGGTTGCGGTCACGATGGCGTCGTACTGGACTTGGGGGAGTGGGCCTCCGTCTCCGGCGTGGTCGTTCTCGAAGTTGAAGAAGTAAGCGTTTCCGCCCGTGTCGTCTACCAGGCCGCGTTCGCGGGCGTTCGCGGTTGGTGGTTGACCCGCTCGAGCCTCCGAAAGAACGACGGAGGACCCGGCACCGGACGAGTAGTTGCAGGCTCCTTGTGCGATCAGCCAGACCGTCCCGTCGGGTTTGGTGTTGATGTTCGCTTTCAGAAGGTCGCCGTAGAGGCCGTTCACCGGGTAGGGGACGGGAGGGGCAGTGTGATGCTCCATTACCGCTACGGGCTTGCTGAGCGCCCATTTGCCTCCACGGGTGCCCCAACCGGTGACGGTTTTGACTGTGAGCCCGGCGGCCTCGAGTTCGGTGTGTAGGCTCAAGTTTCCTCCTTGACATGCCGATATACTGGAGAACGGTCCCTACCCTGTAGGGGCCGGGGATAGGGGTAGCTCCCCGAATCCGGATGATTCCGTCACCGAGTTCCCCGGCACACACGACGGAAGCACTAACGGAAGGTGCATCATGAACGACTGCGAAATGAGTGAGCGATCCGCCCGCGGCTACTGCCCGGGGACCACCGGACACGCCGACGAACTCTGCGACCTACACGACGGCGTTCCGATCTACTGCGAAGGAGCAGCGGAAGTCTCCACCGAAGCAACACACGTACAGGTTCTTCCGTACACCGGAGCGGACGGAACGTTAGGAGTGTTCGGGGGCGTCCTGCTCGTTGTCGGATTCTTGGTTTTGAAAGTCGGCCAACTGTGCTTCGGCGATACGCGCACGTAGCGCGGCTAGTTGCGCCTTCAACATGGCGTTGCTCATCGTCAACTCCATGATCTGCTTGTGTAATTGGTCGATGTACGCCTGGACAGGCACGCCGTCGCTGGCGTGCTGTGTTTCTGTGGTTTCTTGGTCGGTCATTTCTTCCCCCCATCTGTCTCGAGGCCTGTAACCCTTTTCCGCAAGTCTTTCAACCCCTCCCAAAGGACCGCCGAGATGGCGAACTCGTCTGGGCTGCCGCCCCAGTTGTCGCCCTTGGTTGTGAGGTATCGAAGGTTGTCGTCCAAGTTTTTGAACTCGTCGAGCACAAACCCCCACTCCCTCATCTCTGTTGATTTCCTCTCGAAGTCAACGGCATTCAGTTGGTCGATGATGTGGAGGCCGGGGAATCGAGGAGAGTCGATCAGGGGTATGATGTCGTTCTTGCCGGAGGCCCAGGACGAGAACCAGCCAACCGCTCTTAAAGTACCTCCCGTACCCCTGTCTAAACGTAGGGTTTCGTGGTTACCCACATCGGTTAGACCATCATCTAAGAACAGGGAAGAACCTGAACCACCGTTAACGATACGCAGGTTCTCAGCACCTGATACCGACCCTGCTGCGAAGAACCTCCATGCCGGGACCGAGTCATCGAAGAATCCGGCAATCTCCCCGCCACTATCACGGAAAATGATGTCATCCGTACCGATAGATAGCTTGGCGATACCGCCTGCCGCAAAGCCAAGAAGATCCGCACTAACCAGGTACATGCCCGTATTCGCGTCATTGAGGAAACGGTATGAGGGTGCTGTATTAGACCCGTTAAGAGGGTTGAGCCCTACGGAGTCAACCTGCAAGGCGAAGCCACCCCCGGCAGCGAAGCCGATTATGTTGGCTGAGACGTGGTAGATACCTGTGTCTGCGTCACTGAGAAAGGTGACGGCAGGGGTTGTGGCATCCCCGTCAGGTATTCTTAGTCCGGCTGAGGAGATTCGTAGAACCTCACCACCCCCCGCTGCAACACTGAGGACGTTGGAGGTGGTGCGGAACAAACCCAAGTCTGTGTCGTCCACGAAACTGATGGAGGGTACGGTTTCCGAACCGACCGGAACTCTGATGCCCCTGTTTCCTTCAAGGTTTAGCTTGAATAGCCCTGAGTCGTTGCCAAGTCGAAGCTCTGGTACGGCTACTGTTCCCGGTGTTGAGGACAGGAGGTCAATGTTGAGGAAGTCGGTAAGGGTTAGGCTCTCAGCACCGTCTCCCCTAATGTCAATCGACCCACCAGCATCAAGCGCAATGCTAGAAGGGGTAGCACCCGCCGAAGTCTTGGTGGCTAGAGTCAGGCTGCCTGCCGACTGAGAGATTTCAACTCTATCCCCGCTGTCGGCGGTCTTGATTGTGCCTGTGAAGAAGATGTCGCCATTGGCGAACAGGTTTCCTTCAAGCTGCATTGCCCCCTCGGACGAGTCCAGGGCAAACCCCTGTGTTGCGGTTGAGTCCACTGAGGACAAGTCGAGTGGTGAAACGCCGTCCCAGTTTCCCGACTCTATGTCGCCGCGTACAAGGACATCGTTGAATTCTGCGGTGCCGTCGCCGAACACGGCCCAACCAGCCGAACCTGCTACGAACCCGTCCGACCGGAGAATCCCATCCGCCCCGCCCGAAACGACGATTTCTTTACCGTCGATAGTCCCCGCCAGTATCTTGTTGGCGCGGACCGTCAGAAAAACGGCTTCACCCGAAATTTCGGAACCGTCATGAGGATGGGGAGGAACCCTTTCGCCGGCGTCAGGAACGATAAACTGTGTGAAGGTCACTGGCGCGCCTCCTCTCGGTAGCGGCGCTGATTCGCCGCTATGCACTTATGGCAGATACGTGTTCCCTGCGAGTTCGTGCCGGAGTATTTGTGTCCTTGAGGGCATCGGGTCTTCCGGGCGTTTTTAGCCGACGGCCCCGTGCCCCGCAGGGTGTTGGTCCTCTGCGTGACCGCCTCCAGGTGTTCGGGGTTGAAGCAAGGTCTGGTGCGGCAGAGGTGGTCAATGGTTAGGCCTTTAGGAATCGGCCCGACCCAAATGCGATATGCAAGGCGGTGGACAAAGGCGGTTCGTCCGTCAACCTTGATATCGCCGTATCCCTTGATGGCCGTACTCCCCGTCCAGAGCCAGCAGCCGTCAGGAGTTATCTGGCGGCGGTTCAGAAGGCGCTGCTCGAGTGGGACGCCCCGATCTAGCTGTCGCTTGGGGACAGAAGCGCCTTCGCCCCGCCGCCATCGTTGATAGTGGACATCGCAGAACCCGCGTGCCCGGTGACGTTCGAAGCAGTCCTCAACAGAACAGATTCTCATGGCTGCCTCACCCCGCGTACAATCACCTGGCTGTAGGTGCCTAACGAACCTTCCGGCGCGACCTCGGTGTACGGTGTTCCGATAGAACGCAACTGTCCGACCACCTGCTCGTCGTCCCTAAGAACCGTCAACGTGACAGCCTTCCCTTTGATCGCGTGGAGCTGGTCGATGACCGCATGACCTATCCCCGGGACCGTCAACGCTTTCCTGCCTGGTATTTCCAGACGGTCGCTGACGTTGATCGGGATTGCGTAATCCTCCTCGGTGGGTAGGGGAAGCCCTCTGAACGCGAAAGCCAAAGCGACAGGGGAGGCGGTGGCCGCCCCGTTGGGGGTCAATGTGAGTTTGGCGGTGATATACCGGGATTCGACCCCCGTAATAGCGGTTTCCCCCAGGTCCCCTTCGGAGGTTTCGTCCGACGAAATGATCGTCGTCCACGAAGCATGGCCCGAATCCGTGATCGCGTCCGGGTCCGTCGAATACGCCAACACCAGGTCGGTGCCGGTGGCCATGTCCCCCGTCGTTAACCGTGCACCCACCCAAGTTTTCTTGGCGGCGTTGAAAAAATCTGCTAACGGGGATATCAGATATCCGGTGGCGGCGTAGGTGGTGTCCTCCCGCCACAACCCGTCAACAAACACAGTCGCGAACAGGCGGTCGTCCACCACCGTGAGCCCCTGGACAAGCCCGTCGTTGAGGATTAAATCCCTGGTGATACCACCCGTTGTCAAATGGTATTTCCACAAGTGGGATTCGGTGGACGAATCGATAACCCCGGTGTAGACGGCTTCCCTGGTGGAGATGATCCGTTGCGGAGCCCGGTTGATGGTTGTCGAACCGTCCCCCCACTCCCTAATGACCTGGCTGCCTTGGAATCTGAGTCCGATGATCTGGCTGCGCCACAACCGGCCGACCTGCCCGCCACCAGTGGTCGGTTCGCCGGTCCCGACAAAGACGAAACCTTGTCCGAAACCCAACGCGGTGATCTGCTCCCCCTCGAACTTGAAGGTGGCACGCTCCGCGAGCTCCCCGTCCTCGTCGACGAACGCGGTTATTTCACCGTTCGACGCCCCCGCCAGGATCGCCACACCAGCATCAACAACGTCCGACCAAGTTTGACCGGAAGGAAGGGTTTTCAGTAGGGTCGAAGTGGCGAGAGAACCAGCCTGGTAGAGTGCTGCGCCGGTGGATGCGAGGATGCGTCCTTTCGCCGCCCAAATCCTCACCGCGGCAACATCCGACCAATGCGTCCAGGTGGCCGCGCCCGTAGCCCGCTGGTGGATCCCCTGCGACCCTAAAGCCACATGCAACTGGTTACCCAAAGCGGCCAAATCCAGAATGTCCTGATCACCCTCCGAATCGTGGGGGTCTTCGGTGCTGAACGTCGGAGTCGCGGCGGTCGGGTCCGCTGTCCGGTCTACCACGTTGTCGTTGCCACAGCACATGTAGAGGACGTTGCCGATGTTGACCAGAGGCATCCGGCTATTACCCGCGTCGTCGTTGCGTAATTTCGTCACCGAATGAAGCAGGGTCACTTCGTCGGGGTTCCCCGCCCTACCCGGAGTGACGTTCACGTTGCGGGAATCCCAAAACCGGGCCCAGTCCCGGTCGGTCCCGTCCCTCCGGTGCGCCCGGTCCAATCCTTCCCCACCAGTGAAACTGGACCTCGAGAACGGTTTGCCGGTTTCTCCCCGCATGTCTTCGGGGTTGGATGAGGTGTCCGGTCCTTGTTCGGGGGTGACGGTCTGCAACCGGAACTCCCGGCCCGGTCCGACAGCACCACGCAGGTATAACGATTCGGCGTCGGTGGTGCCGTATTCGATAAGGAAATGGTATCCCGCAGCCACAGGCCGCGACACGTTCGCCTCGGTTGGGAGTCCCAAAATGCCCCCCTTTTTAGTAGGCTTCGATGATGAGCCGGTCGTGCTGTTTCAACTGCAACTGCCTTTTGAGGGGTTGCAACTGGAATTCGGCGAACTGCACCAACGCGTTCCGAATGTCCGCACCGCTTCCGACAGGCCCGCCGGCCTCGGCTTCGAGGGCCTGGGTGATGAAATCGACGGTCGCCTTACTGAGATCCGCCCGTGAGACGAGTTGTGCGACGGCTTGAACAACGAGAAGTTTCACCCAGCCCGTCTCCACACCCAACGATGCGAGAGTGTCGGTTTCGGCGGCGGGACGGGTCGTCTTCTTTTTATAATACACCTGGAGAGACGCGTTCGACGGTACACCGACGGCTTGGAAAGCGTTGCCCGTGGAGGAGAGCGGGAAATCCTGGAGTTCGTCCCAAGAACCCTGCCGACCCCACCTGGAGCCCTGGAGGACGAGCATGTCCAGGATTTCCCCGGCGGTGGCAGGAAGTTCTATAGCGCTTCTATCGGCGAACGTTTCCTCCACCCCGACAGTCCACAGGTCCGGCCACAGGCTTTCGATGGTGTCGGCGACAGCTGTGAAAATAGAGTGTCTAGGCACGTAGTTTTCGTCGGTCAGGTAAACGAAAGTGTCGGCAACGTGGGCGGCGGCGGTGGTTCCGTACATGGCTCGTCGTACTGTGAGAGCCGTCGGCGGGTCGCCTGTCACTGCTTCTACCAGCATCAGTTCGGATTCGACTTCTATCAGCGAACCCGCACCGATCAGATCCTCCTCCTCGGGGTTGAGGAGCGCCGGGTCCACCGGCAAGCTTGTAGCCGAATCACTGATACCTCCGGTGTCCACGGTGAACCGTGACGGCTGCTCCCCGGGCGGCGAAAGGAAATCCCTGTGAATCCGGTCGATCACACTGGCAACATCTGTCATGTCTCCTCCTTTAGGTGGCTAGGGGGTCGAGCATCAGGTCGCCGTGGGCGATAACACGGGGGCCTGAACCCGACACTGACGCTTGGAGCTGCCACCGGTGCACCCCGGCAGCAACACTGGACATGTCTCCGGCGGTGACAGGAACAGAAACGACCGCTTCACCGTCGGCGTTGTCCGCTGCGGTGATACCGGTGGTGACAGCGACTTTCCCGTCGATCCGCCATTCCATAGTGGACAGGTCGGCTGACGGTGTGTCGTGGACGGTCACGGCCAGTGTGAACGGCGACGCGGTGAACCAGTGGTTCTTATTGAGTGGTAAATGACTCATAATGTCTTCCTTTCCCGCCCGGTTCGACAGTGTTCCCCTCAGCGACCGGCGGATCCGTGTAGCCGACTGCGAGCATCGGGTAAAGGTCTGGGCTCTCCGGGGTGACGGGCTGCGCCGAAACCGTGACGGTCGCCGGAACCGCGGGAACAGCAAGCGGGGCCTGTTGTGGTACCACCGCCTGCGCTGTGACCGTTGTGGGGGCTGCTACCGCTTCGACAGTGACAGGGGCACGGACGATAGTGACGGCTTGTACTTCTACTGTCAACGAAACCGGAACTGCTGTGATGGCGGTCGGTTCCCCGACGGTTTCCGGTGTCACCGCCTGCGCCTGGACGGTCAACGCTGCGGGAGCCGCTTCAATCGTTAGGAATGCCTGTGTCGGAACGACCGGTTGAGCTTCAACAACGACGGGTGCTGGACTCGCTTGAACAGCCAGGGACGCTTGCTGCGGGGTGACTGGTTGGGCGGAGACTGTGACCGGGGCGGGCGACACTTGAACGGTGGTCGGTGCGACCGTTGGTGTGAGGGCCTGAGCGGTTACTGCGAGTTCCGCCGGGGTCGCGGTGATCGTGACCGGCGACCCGCCGGTAGATGGGACCACCGCCTGAGCCGTTACTGTGAGACTCGCCGGGGATGCTTCGACAGCCAGCGGCCCCGAAACCGGGGTGACTGCCTGGGCGTCCACCGTGACCGGCGCAGAAACCGCTTCGACTACTGCGGGGGCGGGTTGTGGGGAAACCTGTTGAGCGGAGACTGTGGCTAGCGCCGGGGCTGCGGTGATGGCGATGGCTGCAACAACCACCGAAAGGGCCTGGGCGGCGACAGTGAGCGGTGCTGGAACGGCCTGGACTGCGACCGGGGCTGCGCCTGCCGGTTCGTAGTCGATGGTGACGGTCAGGTCCCCAACCCCGATGGTCAGTGTCGCCCCGTCCGCGCCTTTGGTCTTCTGGTAGGTGGCCCAGGCCGCCGCTCCCGCAGTCCCGATCCCAACCACGTCGGCCTGCTCCCAGTCCGCAGCAGTCACAGTGCCGTCAGGGGCCGAGTCGGTCAGGTCAAACGCGTTGAAAGTGTTCGCCAACCCCGACACGTCCGAGTCGTCAACAGTTGCAAGCACCGTGTCCGGGTTGGGCGCTGCGCCGGGAGTGGACAGCGACGCACGCCGTAAAGCCGTCCACCTGTCGTCGTTGAACCCTGCACCAGTAACAGAAAGTTGGAAGCGGACACTGTTCACGCCCGCCGGGTCGAAATCGCCCGGAGCGGTACCGTTGTCGAGGTCGAGAGCACCGGCCAGGTCCGCGTCAGCCGACTGGACCTGGTTGGTGTTCTGTCTGATCCAGGTGGCCATCAGCCCTCCTTAAAGCAGCATTGGCCCGTGCCCGGCCCCCAGGTACCACAGTTCAGTGTCGGGTTGAGCTTCTCCCACTCAGGTCTTATCAGGGTCAGGTACCGACTGTCAGCATGAACCTTGTCCCACGACCCCAGTTCCCGTCGAAGGCCGCACACCCACCTCCGCCCGGGGACAGTGTTCTCCTCGAGGAAACCGCAGACCTTCCCTTCCCACCAGCAGCAGTGGTCGGGGCCGTTGCCGTGGCAGGTCAGGAGATGCGGAGCAGGTCGTTGGGGGTTGTGACCGTGTACCCGGCGCCGTTCGCGGCAGCACCGAAGTTCGAGTCGTAGACAGCTACAGGGATCGAATCGGAATCGGTGGTCACCTGACGGAAAATCAGCATCGCTGTCGGAGTCTCATTGTCGAGCGCACCGAAATCGATGGTTGCAGCGTCCAAGTTGGCACGGTCGTTGGCGTCGTCCTGAGTGTTCGTCTGCGTTCCGAGCGCCTGACGGGCGTAAGACCCATCAGAGGCTTCCGTGTTCGCGGCGATCACCGCAGCAACGGTCGCATCGTCGGGGTCGATTGTCACCGAACCAACAAGCAGAGCGGCGCGGTAGTCGCCGTTGGGCCAATCCTCGTCGCCGTCGGCCAGTTGTTTCTTGTAGACGTTGTACACGGTTTCGGCCATTCAAGACTCCTATCTGGTGACGATCCGGTAGAGGACGTTGACGAACGCCGCGTCGTCTGCCGTCGTGTCCACTTCCAAAGCTTTGTTCGCTGGCAGTTTCACACCGACGAGAGCGCGAGGGTCGCCGGGTACTTCGAAATGTCCGGACCCGCCGGAAGCCAACGCCCAGCCTGCTACCAGGTTGTCGTCTTCGTCTTCCAAACGGATTTCGCCGGCGGTTTCTTTCGACACGTAGGCGCGGACGACTTGGATGAACTTGCCTGCTCCGGGTGCGGCCACCAGGACCGCGTTGGTTTGGGCTCCGTCGAATACGGAGACACCCCATTTGAAGCCGCCAGCCTCATATGTTTCGTCGAAAGCCATTCACACTCCTTAGGTGGGAGGGGAACCCCGAAAGATTCCCCTCCATCCGATCAGTCCGGTCGACCCGTGCTGACGCCTTCCTCGGTGTAGTTCCCGACATACAGGACCGTGTCGTCGATCAGCAGGTCACCTGTCGAGTGTGCGGCCAGGCCGAACACGTTGTTGGCGACCACTCCGGTCGTACCGTCGGTGTTGATGTCGAGATACCGGGTCGGCTCCACGCCGTCATCGGTCGAGAACACGTTGTCGTAGATGTTCCAGTCGTGGGTCACACCGTTCTCAACGATGCAGTCCGTAGTGATCTTCGAGAACAGGCAACCCCGCACGAACACTCTATGCCCGGGGTCGCTTCCCGAATAGAAGGCGCTGATCCCGATAGCCGAGTTCGCGATGTTGCAGTCCTCGATACGGAGGTCAGCGAACTGGCCTCCGGCACCAGGAGCAAACTGGACGGCCTGATCACCGGCATGCAGCTTGCAGCCTGCAACCTGGACCCGTCGAATCTGGCCTGACATGACCAGAGCCGAACCGCCAGACCTACCCTCAAGGTTGAGGTTGTACAGGCCAACATCGGACACGGCGCTCAACGTCATCGCGGTGGCCGTGCCTAAGGCGACTCCGGTGATACGCACCGAATCTCGTGGACCGGCACCGACCAGCGTCAACTGGCCAGTGGTAACGGTCACGTCCTCGTCGTATTCACCAGGAGCGATCAGGATCACATCACCCTCAACCGCAGTATCAACCGCGGTTTGGATGAGCGTGTCCGGACCACCGGAATCCACCAAGTGGAGTTTCCCGTTCGGCGGTATCAGCACACCATGCGCCGACACGCCAAGTAGGGCTTGACGCCACTTCGGGTCCATTCCGGCCAGATCCTGGCTTCGGAGGCTTGAAACACTCATGTCAATCCTCCTATCAGGATGTGGTCAGGGCAGTGATTTTGCCGTGCCACTGCTCCGGGCCGTACTGGACGCCCCACTCACCGTAGAGTTGGGACTTCTCAGCGGCACCAGTCCGAGCCACCGGCTCGAGGAACAGTTCACCCTTACCGGGGATCGGCATCACAACCGGTTTGATAACTGCAAGATCCAAGATCAGCAGCTCCGTAGAGGTCACATGACGGTTTATCACGACGTCCAGTTCTCCGAACGGGGTGATGATGGTACGAATGTTCGCACCGCCGACAGTCCGGTCCCTGGGGACGAACTCGTAGGCCTCGTTGACCCGTTGGATTTGGATGGCCCCGCCCATGATGGTGGGCCGGACGAACCGGGCACGGTTCGAGTGCATATCCCTCAACAGCTCGTCGATGTGGTCCCTGGAAAGGTCCGACGTACCAGCCGACACACTGTTGGTGGTGATCGCCGTCGACACACCCCTGGTCCTACGACCAGTCACAGTGTCATCCGGGTTATCGAACGTGCCGTTCAAGAACGACTCTTCCATGTCCTCAGCACACCGGTCCAGTTTCAACGCCTGTTGGAACTCGATCTCGTTACTGACCGGCTGATCCCCAAGAACTGAGATGGCGGGGGTGGCGACAGTCTCACCACCAGAACCGAGCATCCCGATATTCCCCAACTTCGAGTAGGCGACTTCGACGCCATACTGGAAGATTTGGACAACGTTCGACACTTCGGCACGGTCCCGCCCAGCGAACGTGGGGTCTTGACCTTCAGCAATGTCCGGCTGAGCAGCCGTCGCATTGTCAGTGGTCTGCCAGGTGAACTGTTTCGACTGGACCCGTCGGACACCGTTCGCAGCCGCAAGGGTTTTGAGCGGGGCGTCCCGGCCGGTCAGGTTGAACAGTTCGCCGACAAAGTTAACAAGGTTAACCGTGTCGATCTGGCCACTTACATTGGCCATTTGGTCTTACTCCTTTACAAGACCACCAGGGCTACTGGTTCGCCGCTATGAACTGTTGGAGTTTCCTCTGCCCCGCCTCAGCCCATTTGCCGGCGGCTTCCAGTTCGGCGACCTCAGTCGCCACGTCCGGTGGTTCGTCAGAAGTGGTCACAGAACCCAGATCGGCCTGACGGTTGGCGAATTCCTGAGCTGCACGCTCATTGGGCGTGAGCTCGACCTTCGGTGCCGGGGTTTCAAACCCGAACTCCTCAGCCAGGTTCTTCACCTTGTCCGCATCCACGCCATCCTCCCGTAGAGCAAGCGCACGTAGCGCCTTCCCCTCAGGAGAGTCGAGAGGGAACCCTGCCTCCGTAACAGCCTTCTCAGCTCGGAACGGACGCAACTCGGACAACGCGTCATCTCGCTGCGTGCGCAGTTCGGCGAAGCTCTGCTCCGGGGTCTTCTCTGTCGGTTCGGTGGTTGTTTCTTCTGACATGACTTCTTTTCCTTTCGCTTTGCGCCAGATTCCTGCGAATGGATTAGGTGCCTACTGGCGGAGGGCACCGCGGGACACGCCAAAAGAAAAGAGATACCACAGGCTGTGAAGCGGTGGTGAGGTTTGCCGGGCGCGTCCAGGCACGACAAACACACAAGGGTCGAGGCGGCGGAACAAGAAGGTTCCTGCCTCTGGAGCTTGGGCTTCCGGCTCGTCCAGGACGCCAACCCTGGCGGATAACTACTAACTTACAACGTACACCTTACGCTGTCAAGTACCTACTCGGTGAGATAGGCGGACGCCCGATTCAGCAGCTCCGGGCTATCTTGAAGAAGGCCAATCCCCCGATTGCACGAGCCACAAAGCAGGCCGCGCAGTTTCCCCGTGTCGTGGTCATGATCGACAGAAAGGCGCGTTTTCGGGGCTTCCGGTTCTCCGCATATGCCGCAGGTTCCGCATTGGGCCATGACCATCTGGTCGTATTCAGCCGAAGTAATCCCAAACCTCCTGATCTTCTGCTTCTCGATCATCTTCTCGCGGTTGGCCTCGTAGTACGCCCGCAGCTTCTCCGGGTTGGCCGCGCGATACGCTCGATTCCCCTCGGCGATCTTTTCCGGGTTGGCCGCGCGATACGCTCGCTGTTTCTCGAGGAGTTCTTCCCGGTTGGCCCCATAGTACGCCCGGCTGTACGACTGCTGCGCCGCCCGGCACTCGACACAGACGGGAATCTTCTTTCGCCTGTGCTGGTTATACCCCGCAGTGGTGCCGTGTCTGATACTCTGGCTGTTGTCGCTAATCACACCCGTCATTTTACATGATGGGAGCGACAGAACCCCGCTACTTCGGCGGGGTTCATTATCGTGCTGACAGTCCAGTGAGCGCGCCTTCATTGCCGACAGCCACAGAACCCAACTGATCGGTAAACAGGCTGGCTTCGGCACGAAGCAACCGTCGAATGCGGCGAGTCTGCTCCGCCGACCCAAACACATTAGCCGCGGCGAACTCGGTCAGGTCGAAACTGTCGTCAGGGTCGCGGTGCCGCCTTGCCAGATCGTCCAGTGTCTGCAACTGGCCTTCGGCTTGGACGAAAAAGTTTCTGGCCACACCCTGATCCACCCCACCGGAAACCAACCGACCTGCGAACGTTTCGTCCACGTCGAACCCTCGAGCCAAACCTTCGCCGGCCACTTGCGCTACTGAAATCCTCCTGTCGAGGATGGCTTGGCCGATGTCGGGGTCGATGAACGACGCGAACAGTGCGGCCTGGCCGTTGGTTCCGTAAATGCTCGAGAACGCTTCGGCGACTTCGGGAATGTTGTTGGAAATCATTTCGAACGCCCCGCCCAAACGTCCAGCAAGCTCCTGGGGGCTCACCTGGCCTTCCATCAGTTCGGTGAACCTGTCCTGGAATAGTGTGTCGTTCAATCCGAACTCCCGGAATAGGGTGGAATAGGCTTCCCTGGTGGAGAACCATTCCGCCTCATTCATCCTCAAACTTCCGTCGGCCCGTTTGATACCGGGGAACGCCGCTTCGTACTCCTTCGACACCCGGACGGTCGCCAAAGCCAGTTGTGCGTCGCCGGAGGTGGCCCATTCGTCGGCGAACATTTGGGCAAGGTTGGTGGGTAGCCACGGGTACAAGGCTTTAACCCTTGCCTGCCAGTCGACCGGTGCGGGTGGGTCCACCGGGGTGGCGGAAGGTACGTCGGGTGACGGGTCGGGTGTCGGGGTGGGTGTGGCCTTTTTGTTGAAAGCCAGGATCAGGTCTGTCGAGTACTCCCCTTTGGGGACCGCCCCGTACAGGGATTGGAATTCGGTGACTGCCTCCAACCATTCGGGTTCGATGATCCCGACATCTGAAAGAATTTTCTCGACGGGTTTGTTACGGCCAGGTCGATACCCGAAAACCTGTTCGTACTTGTCGGCGGCCGCCTGCCAGTTGTTGTCGGACGGTTCCGACGACGAACCAGAAGACGACGAATCAGGAGACGTTGTTTGGTCGGATGCCAGGTTGACTACCTGACCGGGTGAGATCGCGTCGGGGTTCGACTGGAATTGGGGGTTAAGCGCCAACAGCTCGCTTAGGGTCATCCCGTTAGAGGCAGCGATCTTGTTGAGCGTATCGCCTTTAACAACCGTGTAGGCCATTAGAGGACCGCCGCATCTGCCCGGCGGACTTGCCCACCGAACGCCGAACCCACATCAGAAAGAACGTTTTGGGCGACGTTCTGGTTGCCCTGTTTCAACCCTTCCTTCCTAAGAAGGCCTTCGGCGGCGGCACGGTCGTTCAGCCGGACAATCTTCGAGAACAACGGGTTGGTTTCGTCGGCGACCTGCCCCCACACGTTCGACCACACCCCGCGCCACGGCGCAGCAATATCCTCATACGTCAAGTTCGCGTTCTCATACTCGGGGAACAGGGCGAGGCGGTGCTTGCGCAAAGCGTCTTCGAGCTCCAACCGTGCGTCGGGGTCTTCGCGGAGTCTCCCCGCCCACTTCTCAATGTTCGTTTGCGTCCAGTTCTCCGACGCCGCCGGACCCAGCCAGGTCCCGATCATGTCTTTCACCACGTCCTCCCCCTCCCTGGTGGTGTCCACCCCCGACTTGAAAGCTCTCAGAATAGGGTCCAGGGTTCCTGAAAGGTTCGGGTCGGCGAGCAACCTGATCTGGTTGGTGGCGTAAATCTGGCTCCACTCCCCGGTAGTCCACAGGTCCGCCACCCTCGAAACCAACACGTCGGTAGCGTTGCCCACTCCCGCAGAATTGAACATGTCCGCCACGCGGGTCCGGTTGTCAGCTATCAACTGGTCTGCTGTGGCCGGGTCGGAAGCGTTCAAACTCAACCACTGGCGTTCCCCTTCACTGTGGGTGCGCCACCAGTCCGTACCTTGCAGTTCCGCTTCCGTGATGCTGCGGCCTTCGAGGGCCGCTCCGAGCCAGAGGGCAAGGATTTCGTCTTCGCCCAACCACGGTTTCACCCTGACTTCGGTTTCGTAGTTCGACTGGATCTGCTCCCACGGGTCGGTAGTCGTGTTGATCAGTTCGCGAGTGGTGCCGGACTGGAGGGGGCCGGTCTTGTAGAACTCGTCGACACTCCCGAACTTGCGGTCGACCGTTTTGACACCTAACGCCTCTTTGTCGCCTGCCGCCAGTTTCCACACCAAAGGGATAGGAGGCTGGGTGTTGGGGACCAGGCGGACCAGGTAGAGCTGTCCGGCCACATCCCACACGTCGAGTTCGGGCGGCACCTGGTTAAGGGTTTGAGCCATCACACCACCTCAGATCGCCCGGTTCGCGGACGGGTCGTCTGATACCTGAACCGGCTCCGACGCATCAACAGGCGCGGTGGAGGGCCTGCTGGGGGCGGTTTTGGGGAGGGAGGGGGAGGTACGACCCGCAAAGTAGTTTCTTGCGATCCACCCCAAGTCGAACGACGCGTGCACATGCGCCCCCTCCTCCGTACCCGACTCCCCACCGTGAGATTCGCTGCGCCAACGGACGAACGAAACCCACGGCTGGTCCACCAGGTAATCCCGTAGTGCGTCGAGCTGTTCGGTAGTGCCGAAGAAGTCGACGGCACCCGCCGAATAATGATCCGAGTTCGCCGACGGCCCACCAGGAGCCTTGTCGGACGCTTTCGGCTGCCTGTAATGCCCTGCGTTGCCTGTCACACCGAACAGTTCGTTAAGTTTCGGTGCGACCTGGGAGGCGAACTCCGACCTAGCCTTGTAAAGGGGGTTGTGACGGTTCGTGAAATTGTCGGGTGCTTCCCCCGTGCGGAAAAAGTCCGAGCCTTTCCCGTCCACGACTTTCCCGCCGGGTTCGGGAATCTGCGTCAGATCAGCCCGTAGTGCGTCTTCCGCTCCGAGTCCGGCCCAGTCGGTGGGTGTGTACCAGTCCAACTCTGTTAGCTGGTCGCGGAACTCTTCGGGGATCAACCCCTCCAACGGGTCGTCCGCACCCGGCAGCAGGTCGCGGTGGTCGGATCGTTGCCCACCAGCAATCTTGTGGGACAGCACATCGTAGAGTTGGGTTAACTGGTTACGGATCGGGTTCTCTTCCCCGGGAGGTCGAGAGCTCATCCGACCAGGCTCCCCATCGTTTTCAAGCTCGAGAACACGTTGTTCATGTTCTCTCGTGTTTCCGGTAGAGCAGCAAGCCTGTCGATTTCAGGGCCGAACCTGGCTTCGAACCGTTCCCGGAACCGGGCGTCGGGGTCGACGTCGGTGAACGGACCCACGGTTCGGTCGGCCGCATCGGGAAGTCCTTGAACTCGTCTGAGCGCCCTATCCGACGCGGCTTCATCCTCCGGTGGACCTTCGATTTGATCGACGTCGAAGATAGCCCGCTCCTGTGCTACCAACGCGTCATGGGCTGCCGCATACTGGCCTCGTAGGTAACCGGCGAACCCGGCCATCTCCCCGTCGGTGGGTTCTCTTCCGAGTTGGGAACGGAACTCCCGTTTGACCCGTTGCGCTATCGCAGCCGGGTCATGTTTCACCTCCGGGGGCGGAACGAACTTTTTGAGCTTGTCGCGGTCGGAAGGACGTAACTGTTCCAACTCCGAAATGATGTTTTCAACCTGGCCGCCTTGAATGTTGGCGTAGCCCATCGCCAGGAAAAGGGCGTCTGCGGAGGCCTTATCCCAGAACCCTGGCGTATACCCGGGTTCGAGCAACCCGGATTTCTCTAGTTGTTTCTGCCGCCGCCGGATTTCGACGGGGGAAAGGCGTGACGGGTCCCATTCGTCTCCGGCCCGGTACCGGGGTTCGATCTGGTCCGGTACGCCTTGTGCACGGCGGAACGCCCGGTCGGACGCAGCCTGATCTTCGCGGGGTATGGTGAACCCTTCGGGCACACCTATCGGAGGAGCCTGCCCAACTCCCTCTTCGCCGGGTGGGGGAGGGGGAAGTCCGGCGAGTTCGCTGAGCCCCTCCACAGTGAGCCCACCCTCAGAAGCCGTCTGTTCGGTGAGTCCGCGGACAACCTGGTTCACCTGGTCGGCTGTCACGGTCTGGCCGGACTGTTCCGACAGGAGTTCCGCAGCCGGACCCAGATGGGCCGCATACGTCACCTGGTCGAGTTCGTAGAGGGTGAGCATCGCAGCGAACAACTCCTCCTGGGAGGGGTCGCCGGCGAGGAGTTGCCCGGCTTGTGCGACTGTCATATCAGCCATTTAGTCCTCCTTCAGTTCGCGTGAGAAAACTTCGGTCCAGACCGGAGCGAATTCGGGGTGTACGTTGGTGATTTCTTCGGCGGCTGCACGCAGCCAGTCCCTAAGCCACACTGTCGAGTCGGAACTGGTGAACCCTTTCGACCCTTTCAACCGTCCCGAGTTGTTGTCGACCATCTGCTGAGCGGCGGACCTGGCTTCGAGGTACAGTCGGATACCTGGGGTGGCGGGAAGATCCTGAACGTCGGGGTCGGTGACAAGGCGTTCGAGTTCGGCGATGTGGTCTTCCACTTGGGGGCGGGGTTTGAGCGGTATGTACCCGTCGAAACCCGGGTAGTCTTCGGCCAGTTGTTGACGTGCCCCGGCCAGCCACAGGGCGGCTTGGGCGTCTGTGCGGCCCGCAACCTGAGATTTCAAATGTTCCCAGGCGACACGCCCTTTGAACTGGTTGGACAGGGCCACCATTTCTCTCGGGGTTAACGACTGTCGTGTGCCTTCCCGGATCGTTTCCAAATAGGCGTTGTAGTCGAACACTCCATTTACGGGGTCGGGGGCTAACAGTCCGACCGAAAGAGGGTATTTGCGTTCCAGTTCGGAATGGGCGTCGATCCAGTCTGCACCCTCCTCGCTCAGCGGACGGGGTACCAACTCACGGGTTTTACCTTGTAAGGCGAGAAGGTTTTCGGTGCCGAACCTGCGGAGGAATTCGTCTACCGCCTGGTCGCCGTGCGAGTCGAGAAGTTGGAAGTATTCGTCGACCATCCACTGTAAAGGAACCAGGTTCCCTTGAACGTCTGCGGTGGACCATTCGACTCCCGGCCCTGTCGGAACTGTCGATTGGGCGAGTCCTCTTATCAGGAACAGGAGTCGGGCGCGTTCGGTGGCTGCGTCGTAGAGTTCGTCTACCGCTTCGGGCGAGTTGGTGTTGTGTTCTCCCGACTGGACGAGGGCACGCATCACGTCCATCACCGAGTTGCCGAGCAGTCGGGTCGAATCGGGGTCGCCGAACATCGCGGTTGTGACCTTGTTCCCCCACGCCGGTGTGTACGCCTCCCATAGGGCTGTACCAATCCCCTCTTCGATGGGGGGCTCACCGAACGGGAACAGAATGTTGTGGAGGGTTTCGGGGACTTCGACGTTCATGATTTCGGTGAAGGCTGCAACAGGAAGTTGGACGGCCGGGCCGACACCGGGAAGGATCGTCGCCGTAAACAGGTTGAGTCCCGACAGAGAACCCGTGAACGCCACTTGGGCGTCCTGTTCCTCACCCACACCACGTAACGGATTGAGCGGGTGGCCTTCACCCAACAAGTATTTGGATGCTAGAACAGACCCGGGGTAGTTGAACACCATCTCCCCATTAGCATCCTCATGGAAGAACCCTTGCCCCGGCAGGCTCCCGGTACCCAAATATTCGGAGGTGAGCCCGCCGAAACCTGGGCCTAACCCGCCTTGGATGCCCTGTTGGAACCTGCGGAGCATTTTCGGGTTCTGTCCGATGATCCGTGTCCACGCAGTAAAAATCTCTTTCCACGCTTCACCGAACGGGAAAACCAGGCGGAAACTGTCGAAGAACTGGTTTCTCTTTGAGAGGTCGTAGAGGGTGTCTCTGGTCGCGTCGAGGGCGTGGGCACGGGCGATCACGTCGGCGTCTTCGATGTTGGCGAGTTTGGTGCCTTCCGTCCGGTTAACAATCCTCCCCATCCCCTGCAAACGGTCTCGTTTCAGTCCGGCGTTCTTCGCGGCTTTCAGGATGGCTTCCTGGGTGGGACGGTCTGCGTAGCCTAAAAGTTCTTCCATCCGAGTCCAGTACGCCTGCCGGAAGTGGGGGGAACGGGACAGGCTGTTGGTGGGGACGCTCATAAGCGAGTTGAACATTCTGTCGGTGGCCCGATCCCAGGTGGCGATAGCTTTCCCTGACCGCGACCGGTCGACCGCGACGTCTTCAACTTTGACGAATTCGGGGAGGGAACCCTCGTAGTCTTCTAACGCGGTACGGAACTTTTTCTCTTGACGGAGCGACCCTCCGCCACGAATACGGATATCGCCGAGTTTGCCGGTGGCGATGGCGTCGACAAGGTCGGGGTGCTGCCCGGTTTTGATGTTGACCCGTTCGGCTACGGATTCTATGTAGGCGTCGGCTTCCTGCCGTGCTGTCGTTTCCGCGGTTCCGGTGCGGAGCCGCTGCCAGTTCGGGTCTTCGGAGAGTTCTTTACGGAACCTCGAACCGGTACCCGACCAGAACCATTCTTTGATCGCGTCGACCGTCTGGGCGTTAGGGTCGTCCAGCGACATGCCGATGCTTCTCGCGTCACCCGGTTGTAGCCCTCCCGCGACTCGTTGTGCTACTGGGTCGGAGGCGAGCTGGCCCAGTTCGGTTGCTGCACCATCGAAGTACCGCTCGTGGTTTTTTTGGACCCTGATGAATTTGCCGGTGAAACTTGGCACAGCCTGGCCTCCGGCGACAACACTCGACCCTCTTGACATGGCGGATTTGAATTCGTCTATTTCGGTGAACACGTCACCCAACGCCGACCGGGACCCTTGTTCGCCGAGTCCTTTCTTCAACGCACGCGAAATGGGTCCCGACCCCGATGTGCCGACCACCCACGACAGGTAGTCGACTGGATGTCTGAACGCAGAGTTCATCCCCACCCCGGCTAGGCGGACTTGTTCTTCGCCGATAACCCTGACCGGGTAGGCCAGTCTTGTGACAAGTTGGAGCGATTTCCATGTCGTGCCCAGTACGAAGTCGGCTAACGCCACGGAGCCTTCAACACCGGGAATATCCCACACCCGGTTGTAGAACGAGGCGGCACGTTTGATGCCGGCCACGTCGGGCAACGGGATCGAATTCGACAGTCGTTCGGCCAGGAGGTGGGCGACCGGTTTCAGGTCGTGCACTTCCCCGTTGATAATGTTCCTTGCCGGAGCCAGGTCGGCGTTCTGGCCGGCGGCGTCGATGAAAAACTTGCGGGTTTCGTCGATGTCGTCGCCGAACGCTCGGGTGAGAGAGCGGGCTTGTTGGCGGGTCATCGGCCTCGAGCCGATGGTGGACCCGCGGTTGACCAGGGTTTCGGCGGTTTCGGCGAACAGGTCGGTGGCCACCCGGTACAGGTCGGTGGCGTCGCCGTCGTCCAAATCCCCGATCCGTGACAGGTAGTGGGATATGCGGTCGTCGCCCAACTGGGCGTTACGTCCGAAATCGTGGACGGTGCGGGCTGCGTCGTCCATGTTGTGCGGGTTTAACGGTCGGACCGGCTTTTCGTGGGTCCACCGCAGGTTCGACAGTGACCGTCTGATGGTTGCGCCAGTACCGAAAATTTCGCCGTAGCTCCCGCCCGAAACCAGTCCGAACCGCTGGCTGACTGGTCCGGCAGTGGGAACTTCTCTGAGGGTGGTGCCGAGGTGGCGTCCGAACACGTCCGCAACTTTTTCGGGGGTGTCCGCTTCGACAAGTTCGCGGGCGACCACCCGGTTTTTGCCGACCCGCTCCCAAACCTTCAGGAAGTCCGTTTCGTTGGCGAACCACTGGTTCATCTTCTGGGCGACAGGCTTGTTCAAGAACCCGTTGACCGCGTCGTCCAGGTCGACAGCCTTCTTCACCCCTGGTAACAGCCCGACGCGTCCGCCTGCGGCGATGACCTGAGCACGGTTAGCGGTGCCGGTGGCCACCCGGAGTCCTCCGACCGTGCCTTTCTTGACGATGCCAACGGGTGTGCGGATGTTCGCGAAGAAGTCCGCCGCCCCGCTCAGCAGCTTGTAAGGATCAGATCCCGGTTCTGTGACGTCCCGTGCGACAATCCGGCCGATGGTCGCCGTGTTCGCCCACGGGTCTTCCGCGGTGGGAAGCACACCGGGGATTTGGATACGGTTCCGGTACTGCTGGCGGCGTTCGAAATTGGCGAGGAGCCCTTGGCCCCTCTCCTTGTCGAAGCCGAACAGCATGGGCGAACGGTTCGGGTCGGCGATATCAGAGATCGCCAAAGCGAGAGTCGACGGTGCGGCTTTGGTGGTCAGGTTATCCCAGAACGAACCCCAGAACTCGCCTCGTAGTAGTTTCGACATGGACGACGCGATACTGCTGGGAACTTCCGCCACATCGGCAACGATGTTGTCGCCGATTTCGCCGCGTCCGAAAAGCGGGTCGGTGGCCAGGTCGGCGGCGAACACTGAGGGGACGACCCGTTCAAACACCTCTTCGAACGGTGCGGCGAGAACCGCGATTGTGCCCCTACTCAAATTGAGCAAACCCCGCCCGACGTTCGAAGCGATCCCGTCCCACAACGAGTCGAACTGGTTGTCGGGCACCTGTGACGCCGGTTCGCTGAATGCGTCGTCTTCGATGTCGATCAACACGGACTGTTGGGCTAGTAGTTGGGCGGTGGGCGATTCGGGGCCCTGCCCGGCCTGAGTCAACGACTGGACAACCCCGGGATCGAGCCACGGGTAGGCGTCGTGCAATGCGACAGCGGTTACCGCCTGGTTGCGTGTCACCGTCGCTTGGAGGGCCTGTTGGCGTAGCAGCCGGTTTTCCCATTCGGCCCACACCTGGTTTTCGAGTTGTACCGAAGGCCACGCCTGACTACCCACTTGACACCTCCGGTACACTCACCCGCATGGGTGTCATAGTCCTGTTTCTGTCGGTGGGCCTGGGGGGGCTGGTGGAGTGGCTGATGCCGGGGTGGGGGATTGTGGGGTTTGCGGCCCCGTGGGCTGTGATGTTCTGGTGGGAGGCCGGGGGGCGTTCGTGGTGGCGGCAGTACCGCCGCGACCTGCGGAGCTTTCGCTAGCCCGTTCCAACAGTCGTCTCAGGTCCTCGTGGGGGAACCTCCCGTACAAAGCCCTTAAATGGGCTACCGGGTCGGGAGGTAACAGTTCCAGCGACGCAGGACCCGGCCCTTCCGCAGCTCCCGCGGTCAGCGGTTCGCCGGGTCGGGCGGTGGGGGCGAACACGTTCGGGGGTTGCACGTTCGCAACCCCTTGCTGTTGGCCGCCTGGGGTCGTGTTGTCGGGGAGGGGAACTGCACGTTGCGCGTCCTCCAACTGTTTCCGCTGCCCGTAGGGAAGTCCCGTTGGGGCACGTACAGCCTGTTCGCGTGATGTCATGCCGCCTCCCTAGTCCTAGTAGGTCTTTTTCCGTTTACGGTTCGCTGGTCCGCGCTTGTTGGTTCTCTGCCGGGAGGAGCTGGAAACCCCGACCGAACGGGCACGAATCTTCCCCGCGGCGGTCATTGAAACCTTCCGGGTCGGTCGAGCCACGGTCGGTTTCGGTGTACCGACCTGCCCCTTTTTCACATCCTCAACCCACTTTTTGGCGTCCTCTGTCAGCCCATAGTTTTTTCTTGCCATGATGTTTCCTTTCACTTGGTTTTGCTTACGGAACGGTCGAAACCGTTTGGATCCCACCCTGCTGCCCTGAACCGGTGAGCCTCGAGAGAACAGTGGTGACATCGGTCGGTTGTTCCTCTTGGCCTCCGCCGATCATCGCCTGTTCTTCTTCGCTCATCTCGGGCGGATTTGGAGTGAAGTATTTGGTTGCGAGTGTTTTGAGCGGGTCGCCAGCGGGGAGAGCTTCAGTAGCCAGCATCAACGCCCTCTGGTCGCCCTGCGCCGCGGCCTGCATCAGGGCTTGACCGAGAACGTCGCGCATGTTGTCGTCGTGGATACGCTCGTTTATCAGCGACAGGTCGTCGAGCCCGCTGATTTTCTCCTGCAACGACAAACGGTCGATCAGTTTCATCTGCATGAGTTGACCACCAGCGACGATCTTCCCCGGGTCGTCGAGTCCAGCCATAATCCCGAACTCGCGTTTTGTTTTGTAGGCCTTTTTGATGTCTTTCGACGGGGTGTACGTTTCGGTTTTGGGGATGCCTTCTTTCAACCCGGCCAAAGGTTTCTTCGTGTTCGGGCTCACGACTTCGTCCCATTCGAGCCTCTTAGCGTCGAGGTCTTGTAGCGCGTACCGAATCACCTTTTGGTATTCGAGCACCTCCGCATTCGCCGTCGCCTGGAGTTCGTCCAACCCTGCCCCGGTCGCGAAACTCAACGGAGACTCCCCATCATCCTGAACCGAATATCGGATAATGTTCCGCAGGTTGCGTTCGGTGCGGGATAGGAATTCGCCGGCCTGGTACGAAACGTTCGACTGGGGCCGGTCAACAGTGGTGTTGGGCGAGAGCCGGTTGATTGCTCTACGTCCGGTCTTGTATTGGCCGTCGAAATCGCCGATAATGTTGGTCGGGGCGAACACGTTGTCTTCCATCGCTGTCAAAAACAGAATGTTGAATTTCGCTAAGGCTCCCATCAGTCCGATACCGTGGTCGTACTGGCCGATCAGGTGGTTGAACGCGAACCTTTTCGCAACAACGAAAGCCGGGGAGGACAGGGGGTTGGGGTGGAAGTCGACCCGTTCGTCGATTTCGGGTATGAGAATGTGGGTTCCGTCAGCATCGTAGTATTCGACAATCTCCAGGCCACGTCCGGTCTGGTTCGACCATCCTGAAGAGAGGATGACCCCTCCGCTCGACCAGTCGTAGGCCCTGCTTTTACTGTCGATTTTCGCGGCGAACCCGGGGTAGAGTCGTTTAGCTTCGAGGGGGGGGATGCGGCGGTAGACGGCGAGCTCGTCGGGCTGCTGGTCGACCCCCCACGCCCCCGGGTAACAGTCATGCGGATCTCTCAACTGGGCGCACGGGTAGACGTGCCCTTCGTGGAATCGTTGAGTGACGGTCCACACTGCGAACCCGTAGCCGGGAAGCCACCTGCCCACCTGGGGGAGTTGGAGTTCCATGCGGTCGTAGTCGTCGTAGGCGTCGACAATCCGCTCCCGTTTCTCCGCACGCCTCCGCGGAGCTTCCGAATCCGTCGAATGGGGTGGGGTGACCCGGGCTTCGGGAATGTGACCGAGTTTCTGGGCGAGTGCGGTGATACCTGAGTGGATCAGGTTGGGCCACGGCAGGTCGGGCTGTTCCCTGGAAAGGTTGGCCATTTTATCGCCCAAAAGGGCGCGGATGGCTTCGGGGCCTCCGTCGAGAATGGAACGGATACGCCAACGGGTTGTCGCAGCGAAATCCATGTTCCTTCGGAGAGTGTCAGCACGGGTGAGGGCTTCAGCGGCGGAACGGGTCATACTTCACCTCTCACGCAATATCTCCGCTTATGAGAATGGGGATTTTCGACTGGTTCGGGTAGGTTTGGATTGTGCCGTCAGCGAACGTCACTTCGAATTCGCCTTTGAACCAGCCTGACGTGTCCGTGTCCGCCGCATCCCACGAATAAGTGACCTCCCCCGTATCCCCGGCTGCGTCCTCAGTGTTGGTCGCGGCGGAATCCACTTTGACGGTGCCGGAACTGTCGAGCATGTGGAACCGGACGGTCGCCCCAGCAATCGTCACAGCTGTCGCCGACGCGTTGTCGAACACGTTCTTGTCGTTGAGCGTGCCGAGAATCCCGTTTATTACGGGGGCGGTGTCGTTCTCACCTACGAATACGGTCATGTCACCTCCTTAAACAGCTTCGAGCATGGTGTCCCACGGAACATCGTCAAACACGAAGCCGGCGTAACTACCTGTGTCGACACCCATTTCGGCGTTGAACTCGGACTTCCACCGGCGGATCACCTGCATCGGGAACCATGCGGCCATCACCAGGTCCGACTTGTAGCCGCCCTTCGTGTTCCGGTTGCGGGGAGCGTTCGAAAAGTTGACGAGCTGCCGTTGAAACACGTCCGACGCAGCAACAGAGTCCGGGTTGCCGTAGGGGAGTGTGATCTGCTTGTTAACGAACAACGGGTTCAGTGTTGAAACCCCAATGTAGGGGTCCCACTTGTTTTCGCCGGTCCATGTCGGTTCCAGGGTGATCCCGTGTTGTTGACGGAGAGCGATCACACCTTCGTCTTTGCCGATACCATGCTGGTACAGGTTTTCTTCCACCACCCAATGTTTGATCCCCTTCTCCGCCCACGCTTCGAACGTTCGGCGGGCTTGGGCGATACCTCCACCCTCCTGGTTCTCGACCGCGTACAACCACATGTGCAGTTCCGGTACCACCTGGACGGCCCAACACACCGCTGCCTGATACCCGGCCCCTGACGGGTCGAGTCCGGCGATCAGCCTTATCCCGCCCGGCTCCTCCGAACCCTCCCTTATCGGGGTGGGGATCTGTTCCAGCCGGTACCTGTTCGACTTGCAGGCGGCCACGTCGGCGGCTTCGAACACTGACAGCCCCAATCCGGTGACACGGTTCAAATAGACCATGGCGAACGTGTCCGCCCCGCCTAACTCTTCGTTGACGACTTCCATTTCTTTCAGCCAGGCGAAGTCGTTGACCTCCGGCCACAACATGCACGATTCGTGTTCGGGGTAGAGGTCCGGGTCGTTCTGCGGGGTTTCACAGTTCGGGTCGTGGGCGACTTCGACAATCGTTTCGAACCCGGGCGTGTCCAGGAAATGCTGCCACAGGTCGTCTGGGTGTTGACGGGAACCGATAAACGCGATGGCCGTCTTCTTCGTTTTCCGGGAGAACAGGGACGTCGAAGCCCAGTTGCGGGTTTTCTCCCTGGTTCCCGGCTGCCACACCGTCTTGTCCTGTTCGATGTCGTCGCAGATGATCACATCCGCATCCCGGGAGACAAGGGTGCCGCCCCGGCCCAGGAACTTCGCGGAAGGGGATTTGATACCGAACACGGTGCGGGTCGCGACCGTAAACCCGGTTTTTGTCCACGACCGGCCACGGCCTTTCGGTTTGAACGACTGACCGGGCGGGCAGAACAACTCCTCGAGGATCGGGTTGTCCTCGAAGTGTTCCAGGATCGACTGGCCGACAATGTCCTGCGCTACTTCGTCGTTCGGGCCTATCCAAATGATCCGAATGTTCGGGAACCGGGCGATCAGCCAAACCACCAGATGCGACAACAACTCCGTTTTCCCATGACGGGGCGGGGAAAGGATCATCGTCCGGCCCCGGGTCACGAAACATTCCAACAGGTTGTCCAACCAGCCTTCATGGAAGTCGGCGATCAGGTACGGTTCCTCATCCTCCGTTACGAAAACCTGACTGCGGAACCAGCGGAAATCCTCCTTCAACACCGCCACGAACTCCGCGGTCAGGTCCTTCCACCTGCGGGGAAACTTCCGGTCCGGTTCGACCCAACCCTCCCGGCGGTTCGCCTCCAAACGTTCCTGTTCCACGTAGTTGATCCAACGGTCCACCGTGTTCACCGTCACACCGAACTCGTCGGCAACCTCCCGTTTCAGGTCAGTAGTCCACTCGCCCTTCTCGAGCTTGTGGTAGCCCCGGTCGTAGAATTCGGGGACGGGACGCCTCGTTTGCGAAGCCACAGGCTCATCCGACCCGACCAGGTCCTCATGGTCCCGGCGAGCCCGTTGAGCCCCCAACGCCGCGTGCTCATCCGAACACCACTTCGCCCGGTTCTTCGGCAACCGACGCTGACACCCATCCAACCGGCAGGTGCCAGAAACCCGTTTGCGGTTCTTCCCGCCCCGCTTCGACGCCGCCCGCCAAAACTCATCCCTCGCCGGATCATGACGCGAACAAAACTCCGGGTTACCCGAAGACCGAAACTTCGACCTACAAGGCTCGCCCTTCGCATTCGCGGCGGCGCATTGAAACTCCACAAGCCCCACCCCCCTGCTACAATCCGCTACGTGGAAGACCGCACCCTCACCCAGAATGAAGCCGAAAGCCTCGTGAGCTTCCTCCACGCACGGTGGGGTGACAGTCCGCCCGAACTCGCCGCATGGCAGCAAGAAGCCGCCGAACACATCCTCCAGAACAAACCCATCGTCCTAAGCAGATTCCGCCACGGTGGCCTATACGCGCTCATCCAACAGACAGTCGAAAGCCTCACCCTCTAGCCGAACCCGGCACTACCACACCCCAAAAAACCCCTCACATCCACATACAGGGCCCCGCCGTATTGGGATCGGCCTTTTGTGATGTCGGCGTGGTGTGGTGGTGGTTATGTCAAGGCCGGTCGGGAAAGGTACTCTGACCAGGGGAAACGTTCACCTTTCGTGTGCCCATAACCACCATTATGACAAGCTGGGATAGTGTTTCAGCCAGCAATGCCCGGCTCAACCTTACAGTGTAATGCCGAGCAACAAGAAGTAAGACCAAATGCTGTTGATGGTTGTTGTGGGCTGTTGTGTATCGTTAACTATCGAGGAAGCGGGAGTAGTCGAGGTCTGGTACGTCTATCTCCCAGTCTTCTGATGTAATCGTAACGATGTGTTGGTCCAGGCGGAGTAGTTGCATCTCTTCATCTGTCCACTCGCGGCCGGGCCCGTTGCGCTTGCGTTGGGCGTATTGATCTTCGGCGCTCATGTTGTGGACGCAGTGGCGGTGATGCTGGTGGGGTTGGTCGAGTCGGGAAACTGCGAAGGCTCGGGCGTCTTGTGTCTGCATCCTGGGCAGTCCTTCCGGTTGTGGTCAGGTTCAGTGTGTTCTCGGCCGTCTAACGAATGGTGGACGATGTGGGCTCCGCCAGTAACGAATTCGACTGATGGTCCGCACGACAGTCGTCGAGAGTGTTCGTGTCGTGGGTTATCCGGTCTTTTGTCGGGTAGGTGTGGACGTTCATCTCAAACTTTCTGTAAGTTTGGGGTTGACAGGTGCGCTCCCGTCCTGTAAGGTTCGCATTGACAGCGCAAACAAAACAAGAAAGGAGCGCAATGTCACACAATACACACCCACTCCGCAAGGTGAGAGTCAACTACTGCGGGAAACGGTACATGGTCATCTTCAGACAAGGGCTCGGCGGGCCGGTCGTCTACGTCAACGTGTCCCGCAAAGGTGTACGTTGGAGCAGCGGAGCCGTCAACCCAGACATCACAACCGAAGTCGTCGAGCTCGCAAGGGTCGCGCCATGACCTACCGGGAGAGACGAGAAGCGAAAGCCGACCGATACCGCGAATGGGCAGACAAACGGGAAGCCAAATCAGAGGCCACACGGGAACGGGTAGACCAGATTGCGGACATGATCCCGTTCGGCCAACCCATCCTCGTAGGACACCACTCCGAAGGACGAGCCCGCAAAGACGCTGAGCGGATTCAAAACGGTATGAGACGCTCGATAGAGGATCAGCGCAAAGCGGACGAGTTCCGCCGGCGGGCAGACGGCATCGAAGCGGCCGCGGAACGGGCCATCTACTCAGACGACGCCAACGCAGTCGAAGCCCTACAGGAGCGGATTGCGGAACTGGAAGCTGAGAGGGACATCAAGAAGGCCGCGAACACCGCAGCCCGTAAAGGAGTCCCGGCAGGCGAATGGAATCTGACACCCGAGCTGCAAGCCCGGGCCGTTAACAACTTCAAGTTCTGGCCGGGAGGGACCGACATCCCGTTTCCCGACCTGAAAAACCTGAGCGCGAACATACGACGCAACAAGAAACGACT